TGCTGCTGCTTATGCTGCTGCTGCTGCTTATGCTGCTGCTGCTGCTGCTGATGCTGCTGCTGCTGATGCTTATGCTGCTTATGCTGCTGATGCTTATGCTGCTGCTGCTGCTGCTGCTGCTGCTGATGCTGCTAATGCTGCTGCTAGAAAAAATTTCTGGATCACAGAACAAGACAACCTTATTTCATTATTACAAAATTTCGACCCAGCCGTTTAATCGCGTTTGTGTCGAGCTAACGCACAATGACCCCCTCACAACAAGCAAAAGCAGCCGGATTAAAAAGTTTAACCCAGGCTGCTGAGATCTGCAATAAACCCAGGCGCACACTTGAGAACTGGCACAGACATAATCCACAGCTATTTAAAGTTATAATCGACGGATGTGTTGTCAACAAAGAGAGTCTAAACAAGAAATAACCAGGTAAATTAAAATGAAATTCACTGTACGCAAGAAAGACCTACTAAAAGAGATCAAAAACACAGTTTGTTCAACGACTGGAACAGTATTAACCAATAAAGATATCTCAATGGTTCTGTATTTAGCGTATAAACACCAGAATGAACTCACAAAGAGAGCTTTAATAAGAAATAACTAAGGAAAATCATGCAAGAATATATTGTAACTTTAAAAAATGTTGAAGCTCCAATTATCATTATAGCCGGTAAGTTTGAAGAAAAAGGGGGATTCTTAATTTTTTCTGCATGCCGCAGAGCTATAAAAAATAACCTACTTTGTGACGCCTGGTTTGTAGTTGCTATGTTCTCGTACGATGCTATAGAGGGGAAAATAATAACTGCCGCGAATATTCCTCTCAGTGAGGCAGAACAAGAAAATGATGACATAACCGTAGAACGATGCGGGGCTATGATGGAGAATGTCAAAAACACAGATACAACCGGATTATGCACTATCAGAGACTACGCGACAGAGATAATCAAAAATAAAGGCAATTATTCTTCAGTAATGGTGTTTGAATTGGACGGCAAGGAAGTCGTTGTTGAGACTGTTGTCACTTTTATCGACGGTCTTCCGCACGGTAAGCAATTTTATTAAAATATAATACCGTCCGAATTGCACGAATTGACATGACCACTCGATGAAAATGTCTCAATCGTCCAATATAATCCTATTTAATAACATCTTGACGTTATAACGCTCTAGTGTTACTATTAGTCGCTCCTTTTTGTGAGTGACTAATAATGATCTTAGAATTTAAAACAAAGATAGCTGATGGTTTTATTAAAAGACCAAAAAACTTCACAATCCATCATATAGCTGACGGATCATTATACAATCAGTCACAATTTGACAGATTCTTGTGGAAGTTATACAAAAAACAACCAGAATTAAGACTACCAAGAACTTTTACAAAAACTACCGCACCTAATTTTGTAACGATTGATGATAGTAGGTTTTTAGCTGTTATCACTATAGATTACACGCTAACCAACCAACCGCCAACAAAGGAGGTGTATTCCCGACAATTTAAATAATATATATATCTCAAATAGATAAAGCCGCTTAATTGCGGCTTTTTGGGTGAAATAATTCAATTAAACAACAGGTGATAGAAATGAAAAAAACTGTTCAAATAGTAGAGGTTGAAGACGAGGGTTTTTTAGCGCTAATGAACGAGGTGATTACGATATTCAGCTTGAACTATATTTATACTGGAAAGTTGATCGGAGTAAATGATACTTGTGTTCTGTTGGAGAATCCTGCAATCGTATATGAAACAGGTGATTTTTATACTGATAAATGGAAGAACCACCAAAAACTACCCAATAATTTGTACGTGCAAACAAACTGCATCGAGTCGTTCGGGATAGTCAAATGATCAGAGGCAAAAAACAAAAATGGTCGTGGTCGTCTAGGTCTAGGTCTGGATCTGGATCTGGATCTGGGTTGTGGTCTGGATCTGGGTCGTGGTCTGGATCTGGATCTGGGTCGTCTGGTCCTTGGTCTATGTCTATGTCCAGGTCTTGGTCTAGGTCTGGGTATAGGTCTGGGTCTGGGTCTGGGTCTGGATCTAGATCTGGGTCGTCTGGTCCTTGGTCTATATCTATACCTGGGTCAATTTTAACAACACTAACCAACCAACAGAGATAGAAAGATGAACTCAACCGAAAAAGCACAACAGATGGACGTCGATAAAACCCACGCTTATAATTTGGCTGGTAAACTATTAAGCGAAGGTAGTGTTTTAGATTTACATAAAAATTTAGCTGATTTTATTTACAAAGCAATAAAAGAAAACCAACGACTTAAATCTTTTAACAAACCAAACCAACTCAACCAACGGAGATACAACGATGAAACCAACTCAATTTATCAGAAAATGAAAAATTATTGTTAATACAGTGTGGACAACACCAGTAACCACTAATTACGATTCAATCAACCAGGCTAAACGAGCAAGCAGAAAAATACAATTAAAAGAAAACTTTGAACTTTGAACTTTGAACTATAACCATAACCAGCGGCTTTTTGCTGTAACTAATTAATAGCGGAGAAAGAAATGAAATTAACATTAAATTTAGTGTATAAAACTTACATAGATTACGAAAATAGAGAGCTTATAGTAACGCCGACTGAATACGAAAGCGATTATGATATAATTGTTCGCTGCGTCACTGTCGATATACCTGACGGAATAGATTTAACTGAAAAAGAATTCAATTATGCAGTACAATTAAGAGAGCTGAGTGTTGCAGAAAAAGAAGTTGAAGTAAAACGCCGAGAACTTCATAAGGCTGAGGAAATAGTTAAAAACATGTTGGCTCTACCTGCTGAGATAATTCATTAATACAGGAAATAGAAATGTATAAAAAACTACTAAAGACATACGGCGGAGAAATAAAATGAATACGGCAGAAAGAATCCTACTAGATTACGGCAAAAATAAAACAACAACGATCAATCAAGCCAGCAGTTATATACAACCATCATGAGACTATCAGAATACATTAAAAAGTATCACGGCGGTGTCGATGCGGATTTTGCCAGAGCATTCGACACAGTACCTCAGCGCGTATGGGAAATGAAAAATAAACCTGAGAGTTATCTAATACACATTGACGGTGACCAGCACTCACTCGTATTTGTTAAGAAAACAATCAATCATTTTGTATTCTAAGTAGCAAAACAGGAAGCAAACAAATGAACATAAATTTACAATTAATTGCAGACAAATCGAGTCTTTTCTTTTTAGAACTTTTTAACATCAACGATAAATCGTTCAATAAAATCAAATCTCTTTTAAAGAGAAAAATAGACGGAGATGCACCAACGCAAGAAGAGTGGACCGTCGCCAGCATCAGCACCATCGCCGCCTCCAGAGCCATCGCCAACGCCAACGCCAACGCCATCGCCAGAGCCATCGCCAACTCCATCGCCACAGTAGATTATATTATTGATCTGTTGGGGGATGAGATTATTAAGATTGATGATTTAGATGTTAAAGTTTTATCACAAATTGAGGAAAAGGGTAATGCGCTAGATATGGATTCATGGCACACCTGCAAAACAACTCATTGTAGGGCGGGATGGGAAGTAATAATCCACCCACAAGGACTGGAATTAGAAAAGTATTTCGGAACCTGGATGGCAGCAAGCGTTATTCACAAGGCTGCTACAGGCAGGAATGTAAATTACTATGCAACAAATAGACAGACTATGAACGATTTAAGGCGCGCGTAATGAAACACTCTCAATTAGAACTAGAAAAAAAGAACACATTGGAAATAAACTTAATTGTAGGTATGTTGCTATTTCCAGATAAAAATATTCACGCTAATCCACACTGCGACCTAGATACACGAGCTTATATAGCTGGTACACTATTGACCATGGATTACTGCAACAACCCGTCAGACATAATGCCAATAGCTATTAAACGTAACATTTCTTTGATAGCCCCTAATCAACATTCGTTTCCAGATAAAAGAGTTTGTCACTATGCCGAACATTGGGTAAACGTAGAACATGACGGGAATGTTGAATTGATCGGTAATTTAAACCAAAACCCATACCGAGCTATCTGCATTGTATTTATTCTCATGCAACAAGATAAGGAAAACAAATGAACGATATAGAATTAGAACGGATAGCAGATAAATCAAAGATATTTCTTTTAGAGCAGTTTGACTGTAAACATAGTGCATTTTTGCAATTAAAAGAAATGATTAAAAGAAAAATCTGCGGTGATAACCCAACCCATGAAGAATGGACGTTAAACGCTACGGTAAATGAATACGAGTTTGAAATTAATTGCGATATACCTGAATCATACGGTTATACTATCTCCAGACATTATACTAACAACAGCAATAACGACGAATTTTTATTACGCCCTGAGCATAAAAACAAAATGGTAGATTATATCATTAGTTTATTAGGAGATAAGCTTATTCAATTTACAACCTTGGAAGCTATATCTAAACTAGAAAGACATTTAGGAACATGTATGGCAGACGCTGTTAGAAGCAGATTAGTGGAAATTGATTTCAAAAGCTCCAACCTACATATAAAAAATGATTGATTTCAAAAATCCTGACTACACGGAAGTATTCTATAACCGCCAACTAAGACTTGATCAGGTTCTATCCGATCCCCAGCTACTAGCAATAATGAAAGTCCACTATCGACACAATCCGATAGATTTTATCAATGATTGGGGTATGACGTTTGATCCCAGGCAAGTAGAAAAAGGCATGCTTGCAACCTTTCCATTTATTTTATGGCCAAGACAAGAGGAATATATCAATTGGCTAATGGAGAGATGGAAAACAGGAGAGTATGGGCTAGCCGAAAAGTCCAGAGATTGCGGTGTAACTTGGCTATGTGTGGCATTTCAATGTGTTCAGTGGTTGTTTACTCCGGATTTCGCTGGTGGTTTTGGTTCTGCAAAGGTAACAAAGGTTGATAAAAAGGGCGATCCCGATTGTATTTTTGAGAAAATAAGGTTCTTTATACAGCACGTACCCAAGGTATTTATGCCAAAAGGATACAACGAGCGCTTACATAGCGGTTTCATGAAGTTAATCAACCCAGAGAATGGAGCAACCATAACGGGCGAAGGTGGTGACGACGTAGGGCGCGGAGGTCGCAAATCACTTTATATGGTAGACGAGGCCGCATCTATTGAACGCCAATTAGCCGTTGCCAACTCATTAAGCGCTACAACAAACTGCCAGATTGATGTGAGTACGTACAAGGGTAACGGTAACCTTTTTTACAGAAATGCCATGAAATTTCACGGCACACCACAAAAATTTATCTTTGACTGGAAGCAAGATCCACGAAAAGATGAGGCCTGGTACGCAAAACAAGTAAAAGACAAGGACCCGATCACAGTAGCACAAGAGATTGATCGTGATCCCAACGCATCATCAACGGATGCATTTATACCAGCAAAATGGGTAAATGCTGCGATTGATTTACATAAACTCATTAAACTTGAACCGATTGGCATAAGAGCTACATCATTTGATCCTGCTGACGTGGGAGACGCTAAAGCAGTCACATCTCGCCATGGTTACGTCATAACTGACGCAGAGCAGAAGACGGACGGAGATATTACGCAAGCAATTCCATGGGCTTATGAGTTGTCATTTAAACATAGGTCAGATGTACTAACATATGACGCGGATGGCATGGGCGCGCCTGCAATGAAACTAACATTTGACGCATACGCTGCCGGAAGAATGAATGTATTACCGTATTACGGATCTGGGAAAGTTGTTGATAAAAAGAAACGATACGGAGAAATACCAGGGGAGCCAGACCGCACATTAAAAACAAATGAAGATCTATTTCTCAATTATAGAGCACAGACGGCTACATGGGCTAGAGATAGGTTCGAGGGAGCCTATAAACTAAGAAAACTGGTTGAAAGTGGTGCTGTAGCGTTGGAGGTTGATAGTGATAAAATAATATCCATTGATTCTACATGTGTTAACGCATTCGAGCTAATAGCGGAACTATCCAGACCAAAAAGAAAGTATACAGACAATGGTATAATAAGAGTAGAATCAAAAAAAGAAATGAAAGCCAGGGATATAGAGTCTCCCAACTTATTCGATACAACTATCATGTTGATGGCTGTTAAAGTGCCTAGCTTACGCAGACGAAGAAAAGCACAAACACGAAGCATTCGAGCGAGAGATCGAGGGGTAGGTATGTAGGATGGGTTGTCCGCACACAGAGTTCAGGAAAGGACAAAGACTAATTATTAGATTTAAGAATGGTGAAGTATTTATCGATCATTATGTGTCTAAAAAATCAGGAGTTATTATCCTGAAAAAACTAAAACGTGTACAGGTTAAAAAAATTAAAACTGTAGGAATTTATAAAAAGTAACAGAGGGTAGGAATGTGAGCAAAGAACCAATGTATTTTATGATTAAATTATCTCCAGCATATGAGGGATTTTTAGAAGACAAGAAAATGGACTGGAGAGATCTTGATGGCATCCTCCATAAACATGCAGCAAACCACACTAAAAACTTTGTACGTAGTCTATATATGTCACCTGACATACTTCAAAAGATCGATCCCTTAGGACAGAGTGGTTATATTGGGTGGAGGGAATTACCCAAAGTGGGTGAAAATAACCATTACATCGACCGACCAACAAAACACCATTTTGAACACGGCAGCTGTGTAACAAAAGAAATAGCAATCTTTTGCAACCCTCCACACTTAAAAGAAGATTTCCCTTTTGAAGTAATTGGATTAATACCAGAGGAAAATAAGGAGAAGTAAAAACCAATTGACAACCAATAACTATTAATGCAAACATAGATATGTATCAGCTCTCTGGAGAAACCCCAAAGTCGTTCAATAAACGAAGTCTTTGGGGTTTTCTTTTGCCAACGATAAACCTATTTTCTATTATCCCCATATTATGTTATATTGAAATTTGTTTATTAAATAAGTTAACAATAGAGAGTAAAATCATGAAAGGTTATCACGGTAAAAAGATGCACAAAGGCAAATCAAAGAGCAATAATAACATGTACGGTGATGGTGACAAATCATACGGTATGGGCGGCTACAGCATGGATATGAAAGGTGCTACCTCAGAAAAATCCTACTACAGACCGATGGATAAATATTATCCTGGCATGGAAATGGGTTATCCGCCGGGATATAGCCATAATCCCCACGGCAAAGGCATGAAATATTAAACAACCCTCTCAAACTAACCTCATATAACCCCAAACAATCTCTATGTTAATTAATGTAGAGGTTGTATAATCAAGCCTATTCTAAAAATCTTTAAACAAAACTCAGGAAATTAAGACAATGACTGAAACAACAATTCAAGGTGGACGCACAGGTCCCAGCACAGCTTCGGATGGAGGCACAGCCGCAAACCGTTTAGGTAAAAGAGGTGAGTCAATTATAGCTCAAGGTGTTGGCTCTCGTTATGAATCAGCGTCTCGTGGTGAAATCTTTATTGCAAGTACAGCGGTGGCAGGTGTTGCACCAGGTACAGCATTAAGTACTACTCCACCATTAGCACTACACAACCCCGAAGGTTCTGGAGTACTTCTATCTATTTTAGACGTATATGTTAGCTATGTGTCTGGAACTTTAGGGGCAGGCTCTATAGTTCACGCCAGAACTCCACAAACAACCGTACCAACTGGCGGAACCGATCTAACTATTTTAGGCGCTAAACTAGGTGATACAGCTGGCAAAGCGACAGCAGGACAAGGGCACACAGTTTCTGCAACTCCAACATTACTGAGAGGTAGTGGAATTACACTGGGCGCGAGCCTGGCTACTACAGCAGCTTTACCTGTTTTAATGCATGAAAATGTAGACGGCGGTATCGTTGTCCCAGAAAATAACGCTTATATCATAGAAGGTGTTGCCGCCGCTGGTTCAACCCCTTTAGTTATAATCAGTGTAGTATTCCAAGAAATACCACAAGCATAAGACAGGCTTTAAAATGGCCTACAAAAACAATACCGATGATGATGGGTACACTTCAGATCAACCCTACCAGATCAGAAACGATAGAGATCAACCTCTCACGGAAGAGGAAGAACTCTATTTCAGATTAGATCTGCTTGGTCTTAAGCTATCAAAATCAAGAGCAGAAGCCATTGGAGGAAGGCAGGATTCAGGGATAGAAGAAGAGTGGCTTGAAGATGAGGAATATTACGAGGGCATTGACGATGCAAACCGCCAGGAACTTAAAGCCTGGCGCGGAAAACCATTAGGCCAGGCCGTTCCAGTTGACGAAGACAAGGACGACAGAGGCTCAACAATCTTTTTAAACATCACTAGACCTTACGTCGATGCGGTATCCGCTAAAGTAGCAGATATGCTAGTACCAACCGATGATCGTTCTTATTCAATCAAACCAACACCCATACCAGAATTATTAGCCATTTCCAAACGTGAGATAGATAAGGAAACCAGGCGAGACATATTATTAGAAAGCCCCACTGACACAGAAGCACAAGATAAAAAAACAGAAAAAATAATACTTGATGCCAAAGAAACATTAAAAGCCGCTAAAGACTCAGCAAAAAAAGCAGAGGATCAGATCTGGGATTGGCATGTAGAATCACAGTACCACAATCACAATAGACGATTAATTGAGGATGCAGCTAAAGTAGGAACCGGTATATTGAAAGGACCAATCCCTACCAAAAAAACTAAAACGGTGTTTAGAGATGGCGAGATACAACAAATATCAGACATAAAACCTGCTTCAGTCAGAATATTTTATCGTAATTTTTTCCCCGATCCAGCTTGTGGTGAAAACATACAGAATGGGAATTACACCTGGGAGCGTGACGACATTACACGACACTCTCTATCAAGATTAATAGGTGCTAGAGGTTATATCACATCTCAAATTCAAAGGTGCATACAAGAGGGGCCACAAGAAGCTACTAAAGAATTTAGGGAGGACATGGACAACCCGGGATTAAAATCAACTACAGAGGCTAAAAGGTCGATGTTTGAAATTTGGTATCATTACGGATCAATGAAACGTAGTGATTTATTACTGTTAGATTTAATGTCTGGAAAAACTCCAGAAGACGAAGGAACGCATAGTAAAGACTCTTATGAAGAGTGGGTAAGTATACATCTAATTATGGTTAACAACAGGGTTATTAAAGCAACTCTATCTCACATGGAGTCTGGCGATTTCCCTTATGATGTAATGATTTGGCAACGAAGAATTGGCATGCCTTGGGGAATAGGCGTGGCTAGACAAATACGAGCCCCCCAAAGAATGGTAGTTGGAGCCTCACGCCACATGTTAGATAATGCAGGGATAGCAGGTGGCCCCATGTTATTTCTAGACACAACAGTGATAGAGGCTGCTGACGGGGTGAACGAAATAAGACCATGGAAAATATGGATGGCCGCAGAAGAATACGAGTCTAGTGGAGCAGATAAAAAAAATATAAGGGAAGCTATTCAATTTTTGACAGCTCCAATGCTGCAAGCAGAATTACAAGCTATTATCGAATTAGCCTTAAAGCTAGCTGAAGATGTCACAGGCTTACCCATGATCATGAGGGGTCAGACGAACCAGCAGACGCCTACCACGTTAGGCGGGATGCAAATACAAAACAGTAACGCCTCAACCGTTTTACGCAGGGTCGCAAAACTTTATGATGATTTAATTACCACGCCCCACATAAGACGATACTACGATTATATTTTGCAATATCACGAAGACGACTCTTTAAAAGGTGAATTTAATGTCAATGCCCTGGGTTCTTCTACATTAGTTGAAAGAAACACGGCTGATGCTGCTGTTATACAGTTAGGACAGTTTGTCAGAGAACCAATATTCGGAAAAGATCCAAAAAAGTGGATCAATGAAATGTTAAAAATCAACAAACTCAACCCAGAAAGGTTTGATTATGAAGATGAAGAGTGGCAACGAATAGTAGAACAACTGAGCCAACCAACAGCAGATCCAAGAGTTGAAATAGCGCAGCTTAAAGCAGAGTCAGATCAACAGATAGCCCAATTTAAAGCCCAGACGGAAGCAGAACTACTGCAATTAAAAGCCCAGGAAACAGACAGAGAAAGAATGTATAAATCTCAAGTATTACAACTGGAGAAAGAATTTGAACAATATGTAAGCGAACTCAAGGAAAAGGGTAGTAGTGCTCGTAATTTAGATAACATCAAACAAAGAATACAAGATACGGTAATGAAAATGAAGACTCAGATTGCATTAAGTGGCACTGAGGTAACAACACCGCCCGTTGAGCCACGAGGCAGGGCGCCCGATGGTCAATCATTCACAAAATGAAGGTAAATAATTATGGCTTACTGGTGTCAATTCTGCGATAAAAAAATGATCATCAAACAAAGTGTTATTCTTGTTGAAGATTATATAACGTGTGGATCAGCTAAATGTGGAGACCTGGCAAGAAGTACTAATAAGGCAGTAGTCAGGGAATTAAACACCCCACTAACACAAGACAATGTGGTTATATTTTCAACAGAGACCCCTAAACTTAATGACACCTGGCGTATTTTAGAAGAAAGATATCATCCTGATTTTATAAAGAACCCAGATATAATGAGTAAAATGGTCGAAGGTCATATAGCTAGTTTGGGGAAAACAGATCCAAACACTATAAAGTATTTTTATCGCGCTCAAAAAGTTAGTGAAATATTAAAACAAAACATAAAGGTAAAGAAGAGTGAATAAAATTAAAGACATAGTCATAATAGACAACGATAAAGATCCAAAAATAGATATAGGGATATCCAATAAAACTTTAGAGAAAATAGCTAGACATTCAAGAAATAGAATGAAGCTAGTAAGAAAAATAATCCTTGAAAGAAATACTAACGAATTAGCTGTAACAGTTCGAGAAAAATTATATACCAGAGCTTACAGACGACGAGGAATGAAAAAAAATGAACATAACACCCTTATTAACCGAACAAGAACGATCTAACCCCATCACAATAAAGATTATAGATGAAATGCAATTACGGATAGATAGATATCGAAAAATGAATGATTACCCTGACTGTGACCCCTTAATCAGGGGTAGAATTCAAGAATTGACATTATTACAAGCTAAAATTAATAGTAAACCTAAAGGTAAATAATTATGGCCGATAAAAAAGAAACAGATCTGGTATTAGAAGATCAAGAAAAAGCAGATAAAGCGTTTGAGGCTGGATACGAAAGTGATGACTCACATCAACTAGATGACACCAACAACAAAAGCACTACCAACGATAACCCTCAAGATGACAAAAATATTGATGATACATCTAAAGATCAAAAGATAGATATAGACCCAACAGTAAATATAGATGAGTGGGATGGCGTACCTGCACCCATAAGGGCAAAATTTGAGAAAATGTCTACAGCTTTGGATAACGCTACGAACATAGCTAATTCTGCAAGCGGAAGGGCGAGCAAACTACAAAGTGAATTAACTAGATCCCAAAAAAAACAACAAGCTAAAATTATCCCTACAGATCAGCAATTACGGGACGCTATGGGCGACCAGGAAAAACTAAATGCACTCAAAGAAGACTGGCCGGATCTAGCAGGAGCAATGGAAGAGCTTAAAAGTTCAGTAACCACAGCGGTGGGTGGCGGATTAGATAGAGTGAAAAAAGAAGTCTTGACAGAAATGAAGAGCTACGCACATCAGTCACAAGAAGAGTTAACCAACAAAATTAAACTTGACACTTTACACCCTGGCTGGCAAGATACATCAAATAGTGAAGAATTTAAAAATTGGATCTATGAAGGTGGCCCCAATTCACAAGAACAGAGAGCGTATAATCAATTATTAGTTGACTCAGCTTACACTCAAAAAAGTTCACCAGGCAGATCTGCTGAACTAACTAGACAAGCAGCTGAATACTACGAAAGTTTGTTAACCCAATACCCTACCTGGGCAGGTGAAAAAGGAAATCTTTACGGCAACTCCTCTGGAGATGCAGCGGTAAAGCTACTCAACATGCATAAAAAGGAATTTACAGTAGCAAAAAAGGATGATAATCGAAGGAAAAAACAAATGTTGGCTGCTAACGTTGCACCAACGTCTGGTAATGGCGTTAAACCACCACCAGATTCGAGTATTGATGTAGATGCAGCATTTGAAGAAGGTTTTACTAGCAACAATTATTAATTACTGGCGCATTTAGCCCCAGAAGATCTACCATAGAACAGCTTTAGCTCTTCAGTGGATGTAAACCCATTTTATAAGTGGGTTATATTTATTTACTGAATCTGGAGCTAAACCATGGCAATTGTCAGTTACGATGTCAATACCCCTCGTATCGCAAAAACAAAAGGGGAAATACTCAAACATGCAGTACCGCGTATGGTACTGTCTATCACTGGAAGACAACACAGAATCGGACGAAACATGTCTGATACCGTTGTTTTTCGTCGCTGGTTGCCCTTTGGTGGCGCAACAACTAATTCAACAACTATCAATGATTGGGTTGTAGATCCCAACACTCATCTTACAACGGATGGTGTCACCCCTATTGCGGATACAATCACACCTCAAGATATAACTGTTCAGCTAAATCAGTATAGTGTTTTATACGCTTATACAGATAAGACCGCTGAACTGTATGAAGATGATATCCCAACACCGATGAAAAAACAGGCTGGCCAGAGAATGGGGCTTGTTAAAGAGTTGATCGCTTATGGTATCTTGAAAGCTAGCACTAACAAGTTTTTTGCTGGCGGAACTTCAAGAGCTACGGTAGACGCTACTGTTACACTCAATCGATTACGTAATATGACGCGATCTTTAGAAGCTAACAGAGCAGATCAAATCACTGAAGTTCTCAAAGCGTCACATAACTATAATACCAGCCCTGTTGAATCGGGCTATCTGGTATTTTGTGGTACTGATTTAGCTCATGACATTAGAGAAATCGAAGGTTTCACAAAAGCTGCTGAATACGGTGAAAGGGGCATGAAGGCACACCCGAGAGAACTTGGAGCAGTGGACGAATATCGTTTTATTACTTCACCAGAACTATCCCCCACCTTGGGCGCTGGCGCTGCTGTTGGAACGACTGGTTTACTATCGGTAGGCTCCGCCAATGTAGATATATACTTTCTAATTGTTGTGGCCGACGATGCCTGGGGTGATGTAGCATTACGTGGATTAGACGGTTTTAGTCTTACTCACTTACCACACAACAAGAAAGACAAGCAAGATCCTCTGGGTCAACGCGGATATGTTGGTGGTAAATTTTGGGCGGCTCCATTTATGCAAAACGATGGTTGGGCTGCAATTCTAGAATGTGGCGCTACTGAATTAGCAGATAGCTAAAATTATCTAGGAGATATTAAAATGCTAAACAACAACTTAAACAATGGTGGAACTATGAGTTTCACCAAGACTGTAGCTGTAGCTGGCACAACCTCAACAGTTACGACAAGTAATGCCACTGATTTTGTTATCAATGGCAAATTTGGTACACAACTGGACGCCTTAACGAACCAGGCAACACCCACTACCGATCTAGGTACTGGGATCGCATTTCCCGCATTAGCGATTAATGAGGGCTGCGTTATTGTTTTAGGTACTTTGGCGGCTGGCGGCACAACTTTAAGGGCTGTGCAAGGTGAGATAGAGTCTCTGGACTCTACGGGTGGGGAATTCATTATTGCCGCCTCTTTCCCTGCAATCCCCGATACAATGTGTCCCTTTGCTTATATTGTTATTCAAAACGGTAGTACGGGCGCAGCATGGACGTTTGGGACTACAAGTTTTGGGGCAACCGGGATCACTGATACTTTTGTCGATGTCGCGTTCTTACCAGATCGTCCGCAAGAATCATAAATTTATTCCCTTCTTAACGGAGAGGGGTGAGTTACATTGAATGCGTATCAAATACATGCACGACTTAGAGTATCAATCCAACTTCTTATTGTTATTTTTTGTGGATTACTAATGTCCAGTGTACCAAAAAACAAGTCCAACACATTAGTTCTGAATAGGGATGGGCCAGCTGATTATACCAAATTATCGTCTGCTGCTTTCCCAACTCCGCAGGCTGATGAAGTGGGGTCTATTTTAGAGGAAACGGATACAGGTACTCGATATCGCTGGTCGTCTACTAATTGGATATTAATTAGTACAGGCGGCGCATTAATGGTTGGCAACTTCTTTCTAGAGGTAGCTAAGGGTAATGTACCTGGGCATGCTGGTAGAACTGTAGTTGGCAGCAATCCAGCAGTCGGGTTAACAGTTGAGGATGTTTGGGATCCAGGTGGCGTATTAACTTACCCAACAGTAGGCGAGCAATTGGAAGTATCATCAACCGATGCCAACGATACATCGGCAGGTACAGGCGCAAGGACGGTCAAATTATTTTACCAGGATGATAATTACGTCAGGCAAGAAGAAACTATTGCTTTAAACGGCGTTAGTGTCGTCACAACTACTGCAACAGACATACTTAGAGTTGAAGCAATGGAAGTAATGACAGCTGGGGCAACAAAAGAGAATACTGGTCAATTAAATCTTACGGTAGTCAGTGCTGGTGCAGCGAGGGGAGCAATATTAGTTGGCGAAAACTTCACAAAGGATGGTCATTACACTGTACCAGCTGGTAAGACCGCCTTCCTCCTGAATCTATTTGAAGAAATCAATAAAAATGAGGATGTCGTTTTAAGGTACAAAATAACAAGAGGAACGAATGGAATTTTTAGGACGGCTTTTAAATCTTCTGTTTATCAGTCCAACGTCGATATACCAATAATTTTTACCCAAAGCCCATTGGTTGAAAAAACAGATGTAAAAGTAACAGCAATATCTACCAATGCTGCTGCTTCTCCATCAACTATTATGCAGCTAATAGAGGTGGATAACTAATGGCATTGGTTGAAGGCGGAAATATAAACAGAAACACCGATGCAACGGTAGCTGACGGTGTTGAAATAACTGGCAATGTAGCGGTAACTGCGGTATCTGCTGATGAAAAACGGATCAGAGTAGCTATTACGATAGCTATGTTTGATGCATGGGTAAGGTTGATACCTTCTGCAACAGACAACGCAGTTAGAAAAGGTGAATTCATTACCAAAGATACAACGTTTGTCCTTGAATCGAATGCTATATATACAGGTGAGATAAGTATCATTAATGCCCAAATGGGACAGACACCAACTTATTATGTGACAGAGTATTAAATGCCAACTAGATATAGCGAGTCAGGCGCTTTAACACTTGACACTAATTCATCTGGAGCGCTAACGAGTGAATATATGGTAGTAGAAGGCGCAAGCTTCAAAAGTATTTATGTCGTCCCTGCCACAGGTACTCATGCAACACACCAGGTACAAGTACAAGGAAGTCCTGACGGTGGTACAACATGGTTCGATATGTGGACAGCGATCACAGGAAAAAGTATGCTTATGCATCAACCATGCCAATGTGCTATAATGAGAGCGAAAGTTACTGTAGTGGAAGGCGCTCCTTCTACATGTGACATTTATTTTTTCAGTACTGATTAACATTTACCCCCCTAATTTAAGGGGTGCAACTTCCTTGGAGGAATGACAAATGTCTAAAAATTCACAAAGAACTAGAAACTTAACTGTTACCGACAAATTAACACTTGGCATAAACTCTATTATTCGTAAGAAAAGTGGTAACGATTACATAGAAATTGACGTAGAAGATGTAGCGGAATTATCCAATATTGTTGATGTTGATGGTAATACCCAAGTCGGTATTGACGCTGGTGACTCAATCACAGCAGGATCTGGACTTAACAATAGCTCATTCGGTCATAGTGCGGGGACTGCAATTACAACTGGTGATGATAATGTATCAATCGGTCAGGATGCAGGATTGGCTATTACTACAGGCACTAATAATGTTTCTGTAGGTAGTAATGCAGGTGAAGCAATCATCACAGCAGATGAGAACACCCTGATAGGATATAATGCTGGGTTAAAAGTTACTTCAAGCGACATTGTTGCTGTTGGTGCTCTATGTTTAGATGCAAATACTTCTGGTACTGCAAATACAGGGGTAGGTACTTCATGTTTAAGCGGCATTTCAACAGGAGTTAATTGCACAGGCGTGGGCTTTAAGTCCATGAGAAACAGTACTGGTAGCGATAATACTGCTGTGGGACATAAGGCGCTAGAAATTTGTGCTACAGGTGTGCGTAATGTCGCTGTAGGTAGTAATGCAGGTATCCTACAAACTGGTGTTACTGATGATGATAATGTCTGGATTGGAGCCAATGCGGGAGCAGTGGCAACAGGTTCAGCTAGTGGCGGTAATGTTGCAGTAGGTAGTAACGCAATGCTAGCAACTACCACTTCTATTGATTCTGTAGCTATAGGCTTCAACGCCGCCGCTGCACAAATCACTGGTAATAGTAATGTATCCATTGGTGCAGATAGCTTACTGGTAGCAGCTGGGGTCACTGATGATGATTGTGTGGCGGTTGGTACAGGTGCATTGATTGCAATGAATGGCACTGGATCTGGTGAAAACACCGCTGTTGGTTCTACATCATTATCGGCGTTAACAACTGGAGTAAACAATACTGCTGTTGGTAGAGCAGCTGGATTAGTGGTAACTACAGGATCAGCTAACACATTTTTAGGTAACGATTTAAGTGCAAGTGCTACGGGAGCAGCTAATCAAATTGTTATTGGCGATACCGTTGCCGCAACTGCTAACGACCAATGTTCGATTGGCAAAAGTGGTGCAATCACCTCGAATGATTTCGGTACTGATGCAGTATGGACTAACGCGTCTGATGTTAGAAAGAAAACCAATATTGAAGACTCAACACTTGGACTGAGCTTTATTAATGCATTGCGACCAGTCACCTTTAACTGGAAACCTGCTTCAGAATGGCCTCAAGAATGGGATATCTCACCTGACACCTCAATCGACACCGATATAGTAATGACAGGTCTTATTGCACAGGAAGTCAAAGAGGCTTTAGATAATAGCAACATAGGTATTAGATTCCCTGGATGGTCAGAAACACCCACAGGACAACAACAGATTGGTAAATCTGCTTTTATCTTTCCTATCATCAACTCTGTTAAAGAATTATCAGATAAAAACAAAGATCTGGAAGATTATTCAAAAAACTTGGAAGCTAGAATATTAGCCCTGGAAGCTATAATTAACCCTTAACCTATAACTGGAGTATAAAAATGAACAAAGATCCAAACAAAAGACTGAGTCTTAAGTCAATCAATACAGAAATGAAAGAATCGAATGCGGAAGTAGATGATCGATTAACTTCAGTAGAGCAAACTATTGGTGATCTGGCTATCGATATGAAAACTAACTTTACAGAGCTTTTGAAAGCTGTTAATAACCCTGTTTCTATCACGAAAGACGGCAAACATTGCGATGATATTTACGCAAAGGAAGACATACGAGATGTTAAATTTGCTGACGTTCGACCAGAGGAAGATGCGTACCTTATTGAGCAATCATTAACTTCAGTACATAGCTCTGAGTTCAAGCTAAAAGCTGACCAGATGAAGTTTGATAATGAAAAAATTGAAATTATGGTCATGCCATCAATGTCAACCTACCCGGATAATGTTTTTTCAGTTGGTGTTAATGGTACAACATTAGCTATTCATAGAGGTAGAAAACAGTGGGTTCCACGAACTTATGTAGAGACCATATTGAGAGCTAAAACATCAACGTATGGGAACGTAGAAACCCGAAACCCGTACAATAATGAAATGGAAGTTAAATGGCCTGAAAGCAGAGCATTTAGATACCCTCTACAAGTTATCCAGGATAAAAACCCTGCTGGATCTCATTGGCTTGAAAGGGTGATCAATGACCGTGCTGCATAATGGCAACATACCTTCAAATATGTCAAGCCGTGGCGCGAGAATGCGGTATTGCCAGGGGTGCTGATGTATCCCCTGTGCCTACCTCTGTTGTTGGACAGAACGGAGAGTTAAACCGTGTTGTGAATTGGGTAACCGACGCTTATCTGGAGATACAAAATTCCCAAGATTGGAGATTCTTAAGAAAAAAATTCACGCTCGACACAGTTGATGGTACAGATGCATACACATTTAGTGACTGCATAGATGTTGATTTAGCAGTACCGATCACCCGCTTTAAATCATTCCGTTTAAATGACAGAAGAAACCCACCAAAAATTTTCCTAAAATCCACAGGTGTAGGTAGTGAAGTATTTTTATCATTCACATCATGGAATAATTTTGAATACTTGTATAAAACTGGATCTCTCCAGGAACAAACCGCATTCCCCTTTCATGTGACTATTGATCCTAAAGATCAAATATTTCTTGGTGTTACACCAGATAATATTTATGTAATGACTGGCGATTACCATAAATCTGCACAAATATTAACCTTAGATGCAGACGTCCCCGAAATGCCAGCAGCTTACCATGATTTAATTAAATACCGGGCTATGGAATGGTACGCACTCTTTGAATCAGCTCCAGAAATTCTATCGAGGGCAGAAAGAGGGATTAGACGAGTAACCCACCAGTTACTCAAAAACCAAAGAGAGCAGTTTAGAACAGGGGGGCCATTAGCATGAGTATTGCTAGGCTAGCTAGAGTAGATTTTGATCACATTCCTTTTGGTGGCGGATTTGATACAGAGTCTCGCCAATGGAACGGTATACCTGGTAGATTAAGGGAGTCTCAAAATTACGAAATCGGTGTAAATGGTCAAGGTTATGTTGATATAGAAGGTTATGAGATATTTGACGGACAACCCTCACCATCTTCCGCACAGTACGCCATTTTGGATGTCGTTATCACTGGATCATTTTCGGTGGGCGACACCATCACTCAATTAGTTTCTGGTGCTACTGCTGTAGTGATCGCTGTTGTTGTCTCGGAAACCCCTAACAACCTTTCTATCACCAAAATAACAGGCACATTTGACGCAACTAATGATTTACAGGTTTCAGCTTCAACAGAGGGTACAGCCGCTTCTTTGGCTAGAACTAGTGCCGCATCAACTAATAAGCTAGACGCACAATATAATAATCTTGCTGCTGATGAATTACGTGCTGATATATCCGCTGTCCCCGGGTCTGGAAAAGTACTGGGGGTTTATCTACTTGATGATATATGGTATGCGTTTCGCAATAATGCGGGGGCTACAGCAGCCGACTTATATAAATCGTCATCTTCAGGATGGGTGCAGGTCGCATTAGGTAGAGAACTATCGTTCACCTCTGGCGGTACTTATGTAATCAAAGAAGGTGACACCATTACTGGTGCAACCTCTGGTGCTACCGCAGTTATTACAAGAATAGCATTAGAAAGCGGTACATTTGGCGCAGGTACTGCTTCTGGCAGATTAATATTCGCCTCTCAAACAGGCACATTCCAATCCGAAAATCTTGACGTTGGCGCTAATTTAAATGTAGCTACAATAGCTGGCGATAGCTCCGCTATAACATTATCAGTCAGTGGTCGATACGAAATGATCAGAGAAAATTTCGGCGGCGATGATGGTACATTAAGAATTTATGGTTGTGACGGAGTAAATAGAGGGTTTGAATTTGATGGTACAGTTTTCGTACCTATCGACACAGGGCAAACAACAGACACCCCAACACACGTACATAAATTTAAAAATCATTTGTTTTTTTCTTTTAACGGCTCTGCTCAACATTCTGGGATCAGTACGCCGTTCATATGGACTCCAATATCTGGAGCCGCAGAATTAGCAACGGGCGATACAATTACTGGATTTATGGAGGAACCTGGATCGGAGGCCAGGGGCACACTAGGTATATATAATAGAAATAGAGTAAACGTATTATATGGGACATCTTCTGCTGACTGGAATCTAGTAAAATACAGAAAAGAAATAGGGGCATTTGAGCACTCTATCCAACAATTCGGCCAGACAATGTTTCTTGGAGATCGTGGTATTACAACACTCAGAACAGTGCTAGCTCATGGTAATTTCCAACACGCAACAATATCAAGAGATATACAAACCCACATTAACGCCAAAAGATTATTAATAAACGCCTCATGTGTAGTTAGGGATAAAAACCAATATCGGTTATTTTTTACAGATAAAACAGCACTATACATAACAACACAAGACAACAGAATTGTTGGGATAATGCCGATTACATTAGCAGATACAGTAGAAGCTATTGCCTCTCTTGAGGATAATTCTGGGAATGAAATTATGATGTTTGGTTCATCTGATGGAAAAGTATATCAATTAGATAAAGGAACCTCTTTCGATGGTGACGACATAGAAGCGTTCTTTAAAACCTTTTATAGTTTTGCCAGATCCATCAAGGTAAATAAAAAATATTTAGATATTACTTTGGAGGCGGAAGGGGATGGATATTCTGAATTTCAACTAGCTTTTGAATTAGGTTATAACTCAACTGATATACCGCAGCCATCTACACGAAACAATATACTAGATTTTAGAACCACAAGGTGGGATGAATTTATATGGGACGCATTCGTATGGGATGGATTAACATTACTCCCCGCTACTGCGAAATTGGAGGGCAGCGCCGAGAACATATCTATTGTTATTCGTAAAAGTAGTGACTTTCTATTCCCAATCAACCTAAGTGGCGCGCTAATACGGTACGCCGCAAGACGACAATTAAGGTAAAGGGGAATCAAGTGGCTGCACCATACTATGAACCATCAGGAACACCAGCGAATAATGCTCAAGGATCATCGTCCGATATAAGGACTGAGCTTGGTCTAATCGAAACAGCTTTAGATAAAATGCCCGCTCTAACTGCTAATAATATTGTTGTGGTTAATTCTGGCGGGACTGCATTAACTTCTGTGACTGGCGATCTAGTCACCACAGATCCTAATAGTACAACGAATACAAAATTAGGTGCAGGGGCTGGAGGTGTTTTGATTGGCGGCAGTATCGACAATACAGCGTTTGGTAATGGTGCATTATCCGCTGGTACAACTTGCGCTAGAACTACAGCATTTGGGAAGAATGCCGCAAAATCTACTGTTGCATCTGGCAACAATACCGCCATTGGTTTTGATGCGTTAAGAGATAGTGTTTCAGGTGGTCAGAATGTCGCAGTAGGTGCAAATTGCCTTACTCAATGTACATCAGCACTTAATACTGCTGTGGGTGAGGTAGCCATGTTTAGAACTGTTGGCGGTACTCGCAATACAGCTATGGGTAATGAAGCATATGAAACTAATATTAGTGGAGATGACACTACAGCGATAGGACATAGAGCGTTAGCCGCAGCCACTAGCGATAAAAACACTGCACTTGGATCATTTGCTGGGGATGCTATTACTACTGGCATCGAAAACGTCATGTTGGGCTATAATGTAGATGCTAGTCTTTCTGCTGGATCTGGGCAGGTAACAATCGGTTCATCAGTTCAGTGCGATCAAAATAATCAAATAACAATCGGTAATTCTAGCGGAACCATTAAAAATGAATTCGATACTGATAACGCATGGACTCAATCATCAGACAAAAGAAAGAAAACCAACATAAAACCTGCTAAACTAGGGTTGAATTTTATTTGTGACTTAACACCAGTAACATATAACCTTAAACCTGCTTCAGAATGGCCTCAAGAATGGGGCGTTCCTTCTGATACTAAAATAGATACAGAAAGGACAATGCACTCCTTTCTTGCTCAGGATGTTTTGCAGGCGATTAAAAAATCAGGAGTCAATCCAGATACTTTCGCCGGATGGAGTGAAGACTCTCAAGGGCAAAGAATATCAAAAGAGATGTTTATATTTCCACTAGTGAATGCAGTAAAAGAATTAGTTCAACAAAACAAAGAACTACTACAGAAAATTGAAAAAATAGAGGGTAAATTATGACCGCTGTATCTAGAGTAATTGCTGTAATTGATAATTTAACTAATAGACAAATTACACCAGCAAAAGCAAAAAGAATAGTATCAGGATATCTATTAACTAAAGGGGTTGATACAACCTCTATGAATAACGAAGATAGCTGTAATTTATTTTTGGATACTATTAGAGATATGATTAAAAGCAATGTTATGTCGTCTGCCGTACAAGTTGCACAAAAAAACAATAGATCGGTAGAAAATACTGCTGCTAATAGCGCTCTCAATGATTTTAATTAAGAGTAAAAAACATGCCACACACACCACAACATTCACTTTTACAAAATGTACCCGATATAAAATTGGATAATGGTTTTAAGCCAGCAATAACACCTGGAATAACTACGCCACCTACTACCCAACCTATAATTGATCCTATAACGGCTGATCCATCCACAGGAACAGTAGAAGGGAGAATAGCTAACATCATTAAAAGAGAGGGGCCGCTACAGCAAGCCGCCCAAACTAGAGCCCTACAACGCCAAAACAGACTAGGTCTTTTAAGTACATCAATGACAACAGGTGAAATACAAAAGGCTAATATTGAGGCTGCTCTACCCATAGCCCAACAAGACGCGGGATATTTCCAGCAGCGCGGTTTAATTGGGGTGCAAACCGAAGCTCAATCCAGGCTATTAACAGAAAAAGGAGCGATAGATAAGGAGTTAATAACAGCAACTGGAGATGAGCAGCTTCGACTTGCGGATCGTCAAGGTAAAATCAACAGCGCTTTAGTAAAACTTCAAGGTGATATTGAGGGTGGTCTAATTGATCGAAGAGGACAAATACAAAAAGAATTACAAATAGCCGACGCCGCAACCAGAAGTACATTGCTTCAAGAGCAAGGTGAAATTGACAAACAATTAACTACCCTTAGAGGCGATGTCGAAACTCAATTAATAGGTCGTCGTGGAGAAATCCAAAAAGAACTACAAACAGCCGACGCCGCAACCAGAAGTACATTGCTTCAAGAACAAGGAGAAATTGATAAACAGTTAACTAATATTAGAGGCAATGTCGAATCGCAATTAATAGATAGAAGGGGTCAGATCCAAAAAGAACTACAGACAGCTGATGCCGCAACCAGATCCGTATTGCTCCAGGAACAAGGAGAAATAGATAGAGAATTAACCCGTATTAGAGGTGACGTCGAAACCCAACTAATTGATCGCCGTGGCGATATCCAAAAAGAACTACAAACGGCCGACGCTGCAACCAGATCCACACTACTTCAGGAGCAAGGTGCGCTAGACAGACAACTCACTGAAATACGTTTCAATAATACACAAAACATCATGAGTAATCAGGAAGGCATAGATTCACGATTACAACAAGAAAGAGCTAATATATCCGAAAGACTAATAGGGGCAGAAGGTGACGTCAGGTTAAATCTTATTAAAGAACAGGCGGTAATAGACTTTAACTTACAAAAAGAAAGAGGCAATACAGCTAGCAGGTTACAAGCTGAATTAGGGTTGATAAATTCAGATTTAGAAAGATTAAGAGCTACTGCACGTACCGCAGATATCGCCCAACAAGGTCAAATTGAGTCTGGGTTAATTGCTCAACGTGGAGATATTCAAGACAGCATACAAAATTTAATAGGTAGACAGGCTCTCGAACAAATTGGGCTTAGAGGCGATCAAGCTCTTGAATTAACTCGTTTAGAAGGTGATTATAGAAACATGATCGCCACCAATCAGGCGGCATCAAATCTTTTCTCTAACACATCTATCGCCGTTGGTAATATATTATCAAATCCAGATATACCAAACTCAGCCAAACCAGGGTTAATATCTCAACAAATGGCGTTATTACAAGCTGGATTAGCAATTATGGGCGGTATAAGTGGTATGGATCTTGGTGGACTGTTAAATTTTGGCGGTTCTGCACCTCCAGGTGGCGGTATACCACCTGACTATAGCGACGAACCTAAGCCACCTGGACCACCCAGCATACCTGGGCCACCTAATGATTTTCTTGACATTGAAGCGATCAATAAATCGCCTGGTGACGAACAAACTATACAACCAATAGAACCTATAACTACATGAACAAAAAAAACACAAAAATTATTCGCAAGGCTGTACCAAACGATATTAACAGTATCGTTTATTTGGGTGTTGAGGCGTTAAATAAATACTCTTACCCTAACCTGCTAATCGATAAAGATAAGATGCGCGAGATTGGCATGGAATGTATCTCGGCATCTTGTAATTTTTCCTGGGTTTCAGAAACAGATAATGAAATTACTGGGGCTGTTTGTGCGTTAGTACATCCTTTAATGTTCTATGAGAGAAGCCAGGCATCAGTCATTCAGTTTTATTGCAAAACCCCCGGTGAAGGCATTAAACTTCTAAGAGAATTCCTAAAATGGGCTAGAAACAGGCCAGTCATTAAATTAATATGTTTTACTTTAGAAGGAAGAATTGATCCGAGAGTAGGAAAAATGTTAAGCAGGTTAGGGTTAAGTCGAGAATTACCAGTATATCTGGAGATTAAGTGAGGCTAGCATGAGTGGTATAGTAAAAGGTATTAAAAAAGTCGCCAAAGGCATATTTAAAGGTGTCAAAAAGGTTTTCAAAAAGATCACCTCTTCTACCATAGGGAAGGTGTTAATAGCTGCTGCTGTTATATATACCGGGGGTGTACTTTTTGGACAATGGGGAGCAACTGGGCCTCTTTCTTCCATACATGGCGCTTGGGGTGGAGCCGGAGCAGCCGGAGCCCCTGGTCTTGGTGTTGGAACTCCATCCGCTATACCAGCAGCCGCCCCAATAACTACAGTTGCAGGTGGTGCGGGACTTCCTTCATTAGGTGCAACTACAGTTGCAGGTGGTGCGGCACTTCCTCCATTAGGTGCAGCTACTCAAGCTGGAGGAGTTTTAAGTGGTATTTCACAATGGGCGCAAGCAAACCCACTTTTAGTAACAGCTGGTCTTCAAGGTATATCTAGCGCACTATCACCTGATGAAGAAGACATGTTGAGATTAAGAGAAGAGGCGCGCAAAGAACGCTATTCTAGTCTGATTGGAGCTGGTGATATTGATTTAGGTGTAAGACCAAGTAGCACTGAACCACTCAAAGATATATCAGGCGTTCCCTGGCATGAAAGATTAAGAAGGGGCGGCGTATAATGGGCAGTCTATTACAAAGTGCTGGCATACAACCTAACCAGGACGATCTTACCCAAACTAACCAACAAGTTCCAGTTGAAGAAGGCGCGCAGGTTTCTGATCCTGACGCAACAACATCCGAAGAACAGGACGCATATGATCGGGTAGTTATGGCTGCTATGAAAGTTTTGTTTGATGAAGAATCAACACAAAAAGAAATAGTTGAGCAACTTAAAGCGGGTATTAACAACCCTGCGAAATCTATTTCAGACACTTCCCTTATGATTATCACGCAACTAGATAGAAAATCAGGTAATAATATTCCCAACGCTGTTATATTACATGCGGCGGCAGAAATTTTAGAACAAGTGTCCGAATTAGCAAAAAGTGCTGATTTATTTCCTGTTGATGCCGCTGTTATGGGACATGCTGCTCAACTAATGGTTGTCGATTTAGCGGAAGAATATGGCGTCAATCCAGATGAAGTCAAAGGGATAATGAGTTCAATTGGGCAGGAAGAGTTAAAACAAATAGAGGGCGAACAAGGTAATTTTGCACGTAAACAACCACCCATACAACCCCCCAACGGTGAACAAAATGGCTAGTTTTTTTTCTAAATTTGCAAGGGGTGCGGCCACTACCGGAGCTAAATTGTTTGCCGATCAACATATGGAAAACATACGCGCTGATCTAATGTCTAAACGTGACGCGGTTCTCCATCAAAATAGAATGAGTGCACAAAGATCTAGCCAGAAATTCCAGACTGAACAGAGTAGGTTGAGAACAGAAGAGATACGCAAAGAGAGTGAACTGAAAGGCATCCAAAGAGGAGAGGAGATAACTGGTAGACAAGAGTTTCAAGCCGAAGAAAGCGAAAAACAACGCGCACTAGGTCGAAGCAAGTTAACACTTCAAGGCTACTTAAGGTTGGAAGATAAGGCGATCAAGTTAGCTGGGCAAAGAGAAAAAGTACAGGCTAATGAAGAATTACTAACTCAATCACAACTCACCAATAGACTAAAACAAATAGATAAACAGATTGATGGTTATGGTGAGAAGATGAACAGGATGCTAACCAATAACCCAGAACTACAAAAACTTGTCGGCTTAACGGAGGATTTAGACGTGACAGCAATACCAGATACACTACCAGATATTGAAACTGAAATAGGACAAGCAGTAAGCCAGGCAGAAATAAAAAAGGAACCACCAAAACCAACACGAACCCCAGAGGAATTTTTCTCTGATGTAAATCTGACCTCTGAGCAAAGAAGACAAATGACCCCTGAACTTTGGCGTAAACGCTTAGAAACACTCAAAACGGGACGTGCCACAGCACAAGAGAAAGAGAATATAGAAACACAAAGAGCACAGGAAGAACTTAAAACCATATACCCCACATTAAACGAGAAAGATAAGAAACAGTGGAGGCTCGACAACTTACGGTATTTCACCTCAGAAGAAAGACGGGAAATATTAAAACCTACTTAGGATTTAATTATGCCTAGATATTTAGATATTTTCTCAGATCTTGGGATTGATCGTGATTATTTAACAGAAGAACCAGAGGCAATACCTACTGGTGCTGATAGATGGGAAATAACAAAAGGTGTTATATCAGGAGTAGACCAACTTCAAGCCATAGGCGGCGGTTTAGTATCAATGGTGGGTGATGTTGTTGGAGTTGATAGTTTAAGAGATTGGGGGATCGAAACTTACAAAAGAAACATAGAGGAAGCTAAGGTTAACGAAGCTAGAATAGGTAGGTATGAAGACATTGAAAATATTGGCGATGCCTTTGATTATGTGATGCATGGAATAGGTAGTGCTTTACCGATGTTTGTACCCAGTATGGTTTCTGGTGGTGTCGGGGCTATTGCAGCGCGAAAAGCGGCAGAGGCTGGAGTAAAAAAATTTTTAAGTGAGAGAGTATCTAAAAGTGTTGCTACTGGTTTAACTGAGAAAGCCGCCGCTAAATTAGCAGCCCAACAAGGATCCAAATATGCAGCATATGGACTTGGTGCTGGCGTTGGTGTTGGTAGTGTTGGGCTAGAGACTGGTAGTATTTTTGGTAAAATACAGGCAGAAACAGGCGAGTTTAGATCTGGGGTTGCAGTAAGCCATGGCGCTATTGCTGGTGTTCTTGATGCTTTACCTATTGGACGTGTCTTGAATAGGTTAGGGGTTGGACAACAAGCCAAACAGCAGATAGCTGGGGAGATCCAAGACGGTGCGACCTCTTATATTGGTAAGCAGATTTTAGCTGAAGCAGGGACGGAGGGGATCCAAACAATTATTGAGCGTCACGCGGTTAAATGGGTTGATAATAATAAAGCTGTTTTTACTCCTGAAGGATGGAGTGAAATAATTAATGCAACGTTGCTCGGTGGTGTAGCAGGTGGGGCTTTAGCTGCACCAATCTCTCTAACAAGAAAGCAAGAAAGATCTAAACAGATCTTTGAAGAGATAGAAAGTGATGTTACGGATATCGGGCAATCCAAAACAGCAGATGAAGCCATTATTAAAGGTTCAAATATTATTGATAGTGAGACTGATTCATTAGCACAAAGGGAAATAGAGCTAGAGGAAATAGAACCAGTAAAACCAGTAGAGCCAATTGTTGAAAAACCTTTCAAAGAATCAATAGAAGAATTCACACTATTAGAAAAAAATAGAGAGGCTGTTAAAAAGGCACTTGATGAAGGCAGACCAGTTCCAGAAGAAATATTAAAGAAATATCCAGACCTAGTTGCTCCAGCAGAACCAGTCACACCTAAAATAGAACCAGAAAAACTAGTTACACCCGAATTGGAGCCAGCTACACCCAAAATAGAACCAATAGCTAAAGAGGTGCTACCACCAACCGAAAAACCAATCGCACCCAAAAAAGAAATTATTACTGAGCAAAAGATACCAGAAGGATTTAAAACAACTGGTGATAAATTCGAGGTGGGTCAAAGAGCTATTAAGTTAAAAGACGGCACAGTAGTTTTTGATGATTCACCCTTACATGCGCTTCAAATAAATAAACTAAAGGCGGCTGGGATTGATATATCTGAAATTGAGAGCGGTGGTTTTATAAGGAAAGATGGTAGTTACATCAAAGGCAGTCAAGATGCTCCTGGTATTATTGCCAAAGAAATGGCTCAGAAGAAGGCAGAACTAGCAAAGGAGGCTGGTGTATTTATCGATAAAGACATTGAAGTAAAAGAAAAGAAACAGCAACTTTCCGATATATATAATGTAAAGGTTACTTCAAAAGAAGTAGGTAGCCTAACTTCTACCACTGACACCATTCATGACGAACAAGATTTAGCTGATCTGGTTATGGATGTCAGTCAAAAAGCACAAGAGCTATTTTTAGCCGTAGTAACAGATAGCAAAGGTAAAATATTACGTGTTATTAAGCACACCTCTGGGCTGAAAGCTTCTAGCAGTGTTGATCCGACAACAGTAGCGGCAGAGGTAGCAAGTATTAACAATGCAAAGTTTGTACATTTTGCTCACAATCATCCAGGTGGAGCATTAGAACCAAGCATAAGTGATATTGAGACAACAAAGGATCTTGTGGGTTGGCTAGACGGCACTGGTATTGAATTCGGCAATCATGTAATTACCTCACCAGGAGGGAAGGCCATAAACTTCAATATCTATGGCAATAATACTTTACCGGTCCCTGTCATTGAAGGGGTTAGTCCACCAAAAGGAAAGGCTATAAAAATACCATACACGGAAAGATTTATTGATGAGGGTTCGGTTAAAGGTAAAGCTATTACAAACCCTGGCGAAGGTTTAAAAGTGGTTAAATCAATCCAATCCGATAATGCTATTTTGTTATTATCGAACGCGCATGAACCTGCAGGGGTGGTTTTTTTTGATGGGGTTGATATGAGACAGCTACGTCAAAAAGGCGGCGTTAACCGTATATTAAAAGCTATAAATGCGACTAATGCTAGTGCAGCCATAGTTAAAACAGAATCAAATGAGGCCGCAGTAAATGTAATTAATTTCCTTAATCGTTCCGGGGGGGTCAGGGTATTGGATTGGATGCATAAAGATAGTAAAGGTATCCTGATATCTGCATCCTCAGCAGGCGATCCAACAGTAAAAACCAAAGGCCCATTTTTTTCTCAATCACTAACAGGAGAAACAAAAACAACGTACACCAAACAATCTACAGAAAAAGCAATAGCGACCCCTATATCAAAAATAAATAAAACTCTAGGTATTAAAATTAAAGTTATTGGTTTCAATGAGATACCACCCTTGGTCAAAAAAGATGTAATTGCTGGCAAACGACCTAAAGCCTACACAGAGGGCAACAATATTTTCTTGATACATGACAGTATAGAGAACGATAAGGACTCCTTGGTAACATTAGCTCATGAGTTAAAAGGTCATGTTGGAGCTAATGGTATTATCGGTAAAGATAATTGGAATAAAGTTATTCCTTTGTATCGTGAACTGAAGAAAATAGGAGGTGATCGGTTTAATACCATTAAAACAGAGTTGGATAAAAGATATGGCGATCTGAATGAAGAATCCGAACTAAAAGAGTTTATTGCTATTGCTGCTGAACATAGAGAAAAGGAGGGTTCAGTGGGTAAATTCATGAGAAAGGTTCGTGAATTTTTTAACGCTGGTTTACGTGCTATTGGCATTTCAAAACCAATAGGAATGTCAGATATTGATGTTATCCTTACTCGTTCAGAACAATTTTTAAAATATGGAGTTGCTCCATTACCTGAAATTACAGTTAAAGAACCCGATATAACTAAAGAGGGAATACCTAAAAAAATAAAACCTACAGTTTCCTTTTCTTTAAAGGATCAAGGTTATTCAGATGACGCAATAGAGGCAGTCAATATAGGTGGGTTTGGACGTAAAACAAAAAAGGAAGGATTTATCGATCGTTTTAACAAAATGAAAGAAAACGGAGTTACAAAGTTTCGCCAGACTGTAGTTGATCAATTTGCATCATTCAGAAGTAATATGAAAGATGAACGCACATGGATGTTGTCTCACTTAACAGCATCAGCCCCAGGCGCTCTTGAAGCAACGATTAATCTAGGCAGACCATACTTACATAAAGATGGTGTTATTGCTGTGGATACCTCTAAAAAGAGCTTAAATGATATCCTTAAACCGTTAGGGGATAACTTGGATAAGTGGACTCATTGGATAGCTGGACATAGAGCAGACAGACTAATGAAACAGGGAAAAGAACATCTATTTCCACAGAGATATATTGATGCACTAAAAACATTAAACAAAGGTAATGAAAAACTTTTCAATGATGTCAGAAAAGAGTTTGAATTAATGAATAACGCGGTCACTAAAATTGCTGTTGATACTGGATTAGTTAACGCGGACGAAGCAAAACAATGGAAGGAAGAGGGGTTTTATCTTCCTTTTTATCGAGTATTGGAGGAAGGTGAATCGAGAGGACCTAGAGCCATAGGCAATAGCGGATTAGTTAGGCAAACCGCATACAAAAAATTAAAAGGTGGTGTTCAGCAATTAGACGATCTAATGGTTAACTCGCTTTCAAACTGGAATCATTTGATATCGGCATCTTTAAAAAATCAAGCAGCAAGATCCGCTCTTAAAACAGCAGTTCAACTTAAAATAGCTCAAAGGGTGCCAAAGTCACAAAAAAGTAAAAACGCTGTATACGTGAGAGAAAACGGAAAAGAAATTTGGTATGAGGTTGATGATCCTTTGGTTTTAGATTCCTTAATGTCTTTAAATTGGCAAGGGCTTGACGGAATGGTTATGAAGGCATCCAGGGCATTCAAAAGAGCTTTAACTATTGGGGTAACTGCGAGTCCAGAATTCAAAGTAAGAAACCTAATAAGGGACTCTGTTCACGCCATGGCAGTGACAGACATCAGCGTAAAGTTACATAAAAATTTATACGAAGGATGGAAGGCAACCGCAAAGACAAGTGATATATCTGCTCAAATGTTGGCTAGTGGTGGCTCATTTGGGCAGTCGGGATATATTCACGGATCAGATCCAGAAGCCATTAAAAGCCTTATTAAAAAGGGTCAAACTGAAAAAAACATTAAAGAAAGTATATTAGATACTCCAGCTAAACTTAAGAAAATATGGGACGCTTATCAGGATTTTGGGGCAAGATTAGAGAATATTAATAGAGCGGCAGATTATTCTCAAGCTGTAGATAGAGATGTGGATAGATTAACAGCCGCCTTTAAATCAAGAGATCATCTTGACTTTACCCGTACAGGATCATCTACAGCCGTCCGAGCAATAGCACAAATAGTCCCTTTCTTAAATGCAAGGCTTCAAGGGCTAGATAAAATGGCAAGATCCGCCCCAAAAACAACTAAAGCATGGTTAGATCCCAGGGAGGCAACCCAATTTAAAGCTGTTATTGGGATATATTCCGCTATGTCTGTAGCCTTATATTTAGCCATGAAAGATGATGATGATTATAAAGAGGCGGAAGAGTGGGAAAAGAGAACATACCATCTATTTAAAATACCGGGCAGTGAAATAATGTACCGCATTCCAAGACCGTTTGAGGTAGGCGCAGTTGCTTACATGGCTGAATCTATAGCACAACAAATGGTAGACGATAAAGTGCATGGCAAGCTATTTGCGGAACGTTTGGGGCACACCATACATGATACTTTTTCATTCGATCCAATACCTCAAATATTTAAGCCAGGCTTTGAAGTAGCAATGAATAAAAATCTTTTTACTGGTAGAGATATAGAATCTATGTCCATGGAAAGATTGTCACCATCAAGAAGAAAAAATGCATGGACTAGTGAAACTGCCATTGCTATGTCTGAGGGCATGGATAAGATAACTTGGGGTAAAGTTGTTTTATCTCCGGTACAAATCCAACACCTAGTTAGGGGTTATTTAGGATGGCTTGGTGCTACTGGGTTAGCTTCTGCTGACATATTGATTACAAGGCCATTCACGGATGCTCCTGCACCTCCAAAAATGAGAATAACTGAGTACCCATTAGTTAAAGCGTTTGCTAGAACCGGCCCCGCTAGAAATACAAAATACACTACGGAGTTTTACAATAGGTTAAAGGAGATTAATAGAGCTTTTGCAGACATCCAGGATGCAAGGAAAATGGGAGATCTCGAAGAAGAGCAAAGGCTGGTAGATAAAAATAGAGATAAATTAGTTAAGCGTAAATTCTACAACAAGCAAAGTAAAAATCTTTCTAACATTAACAAAAGAATGAAACAAATCAGAATGAGCAATATAGATCCTCTGGAAAAAAGAACAGAGTTAGATCGCTTAACAGTAATGAAAAATTTCATAACAAAAATGGTAAGTGAGCGTGAAGAACAGAAAAATTAATCCTTTAGGCTGGATAATAATAATTATGATTATTTTAATGATTGTTGGGATCAATCAACCAGGCTGTTGCAATGTTGGCGGTTATGATTTTGTTAATTTATATTGACATACTATTTTATAAGTTATAATATAATTATCATGTTAACTAAATTAGGTAGTTGTGTATGTCTTCAGCTAGTGATAAATATTTAGAATCCGTTAAAACGTATAAATCTTTACGTTACTACGAACCTTTAAGATTTAACCACAAAGAAAGAATAACAAAAATTACTCATAAAGAAGCAATTAAAAAATTAAAAGTATTAGGCTTACCAACTAGAAATATTAAAGAATCCGAACACCATCCATATCAAGAACATCGTCTTTAATAAAACTTATAATATAAGGTTGTTATGAAAAAGATTAAAAATAGATTCCCAGGACGACCAAAACTAAGTGTACGTTTAGTCAGAAAAAGATTAAGTATATCCATACACCCAAATGTTAAAATATTTTTTGAAAACGAAACCGACAATCCGGGAAGGATTATAGATAAGCTTATCAGCGAAAGGTTTAATGTAGATATCAGTAATAATTACGATCAGGATAACAACAAGTGAGAGAGTTAGAGGAATTGTGTAATAAATTATTATCCAGGAGAAACTACCACAGCAAAAAAGGACAATATAAGATTGCTTGCGCTTATTCAGTATGTGTATGTGAGATTAAGTTATATATAAAAAATATAAAAAACAATTCAAGTAAAGTTTTAGAACTTGTCGATGTTAACGAGGATAAAGAAAATGAATAGATGTTTTGAGATTGATAGAAGTAACAAGATTTATAATAAAGACAGGAAGATCCCTATCTCTTGCGTTAGCAGTTCCTATAAGTATAAGGATCTTAAAGGAAATGTAAAAGATGGCGATCTGGCTGCACACATAGTAAGGAAACCTAAATGAAAAAATTCATACTTTTGTTTGGAATATTATTTATTCCGAAATTCGTTAACGCCTCTGATATTTACGTAGGTATCGGTAATACATTCAAAGCTGATCACCCATCAAATAATACCTTTTCAATATCATTGAAATCACAAGGCTGGACATACTCAGCTGATTATTTCAAAAAATACGAAAGAACCCCGTGGGTAGAGTGGTTGAATAGATATCCTCAATGGGGGGTAGTCACCATAAAGGAACATATTGTTTTTTCTGTTACCAGAACATTGTTTAACTATAAAATCATTAAAGATTTTAATTTGTTTTATGATTTAGGGTTATCGTACACAACCAATTTATCCCGCGCCACTTCAAGCCACTTTCTAGTTAAACAGAGACTGGGTATTGAATATAAACGAGTGAGGTTATATTACGCCCATGATTCGAATGCAGGCCTAGTGCCTCCCAATACAGGAGAGGATGTTATTACATTTGATTTTGAATTATATAGATTTTAAGGTAAAACAGAATGAATATATATTTAATGTCTCAAGTTTTGAATGATGATTATGATACATATGACTCTGTAGTTGTGGCGGCAAAAAGTGCAGAAGACGCTAGAACGATACATCCCAACCCATGGGTCACACACATAAAAAATAACGAATGGATGGGTACTTATGTTAATGGCGGTGAATATGAAAAAAACAGTAGTGAGTGGGTAGTGTTTAACGACATATCTGAAATAAAAGTGAAGGTAATTGGTAAGGCTAATGCATCATTAGAAAGAGGCGTTATCAACTCTTCTTTCAATGCTGGTTAATGTTTTAAGGTGAAACAAAATGAATGAAGATATTATTAGTGAACTCAGGTTAAAATTAAAAAAACTTATCGAAGAAAAACCAAAATTACAGGAATATCAAAATAAAATAGATATGATGTTAGGTTATTGTCTAACACCTGAAGATAAAATAAACGTATTTAAAGAGTTAGCTAAAGATTTATCTGATAATCTTCAGGATCATACATCTAGACTTCACGATGAGTTAAAAAAGCTAAATAAAGGCGATTAAAATGTTAATCCAAAAACCAGAAGCATGTTAAAACAGAGAGCGAGGAGATCACGTAATGTTAGTTAAAAATATATTAATAATGATTTTAATTTTACCTTTAACAGTGGTTGGTAAAGAGGTTGTCTTAGATGTAATGATTACTATATCTGTAGTAAAAGACATATGTTTATCTTTGAAAGAAAACGATATTCTTAAGATTTCTAGTTATGGTGGTTACACGCTACCAGCAATAGAATTATCGTTATGTGTTAGAGATAAAAGTGTAACGGTTTCGATAGATCATGCTGAATCAGCCGCCACTTTTATAGTGTTGGCGGCCAAAAAAGTGTGCTTTAATAAAAAGGTTGCTATAGGATTTCATTCACCTATTTTTTTAAATAAAAAAACTAGAGAACCAGAAGATTTCAGTATTTCAAAAATGTCCAGGTATGTTGTTTTTATGCAATATTTTTATGAAAGGTGGGGTTATACACCAACACAGGTAGCAGCATTGTTAGTCATGGTTATAAAAACACCTCCAAGCGGGATGCATTACCTCAAACACGAGGAAGCAGTTACTTTACTGGGCGATAGATACATAGGCAGTTGTGATAACGCTCAAAGCATTCCACAATAGTCATTATAGTAAGTGGAACCATAATGTTAGTAGAGTTGTTGGTAGCACACATCTTTACAGTATAAGGCATAAGCTATTTGGTTCCACTCACTATGATTATTATCAACAATGGAGAAAATAGTGAACAATATATACAAACGCATTCTAAATACGGCAAAAATGATTAAGGAAGACAACCTGGCTATTTCAAAACAACCAATAGAAACAGTGTGTGGAACCAATGTAGATGTCAACATCTCACATCATTCAACGGTAACTGAATTAAATGAAATTATAGACATTTGTCAAACTATAATTATTATCAACAATGGATAGAACAATGGGCACAGATGAAAAAGTATTAACGATGATTTTGGAAGGTAGGAAAAGCCAGCAAGCGCCTATCAAACAAACGAGAACACCGGATCACAGAAGTTATTTTTTTGCTATTGGTAATGATTATTATGCTGAATTAATAATATCAGAAGATGCGATTGAATCATTGAAAGAAATTAATTTTCAGCAAAATAAACTTGACAGAAAAGAGAGTTAACGTAAAATATATATTACTGATTAGAACCAGTGTAAAAAATCTCAAAAATAGACAGAAGCTTTAAAGCAAATTTCAGAGCCTTAGTTGTAACATTTTTTGAGTAACTAAACGCTGTTCTAACTGAGGTTTGCTTTAAGGCTTTTTTTATGTCCATTGCACAGAGCCTAGTCCAGTTGACGTGTGTAGCTGTGATATCAATGGACACCCTTCAAAGCAATAAACCTATTTAGATGAGTATAAGGTAATTTCATGGTAGTCCGAAAGTTATGGGTGGAAAGGTAGCGGACGAGAAATTGTTAAATGACGACCAAGAAATTAGCTATGGGTAAATCTACCGTACACTGTACCTTGAATAGCATACTCATTTAAGTAGGTTTAAATATTTTATGACCAAGTAGCTTATATGGTAAAGCAGCCGACTAATAATCGGTGTTAAGCAAGATTCAAAGCTTGCCTTGGTCGCCTTTTAAAGTATTTATATGTGGTGGAGTTGACAAGGTGGGCTTAACAGTAGCCATCCTTTAAAGAGTAGAGTTAAATTGAACTACGTGAAAGAAAGTAGTTTCTTTTGGTGTAATAACACAGTTAGCTCCCCTTCATATAAATATTTTTAATACACAAACATTAATTGAGATAGTTATGAACGATGAAGAGGTTTCACCATTTGGCATTAAAGGATTTATTTATTACGTAATGGGCAAAGGATCAAATTTGACTTTATTCGGGAAGTTATTTTTTTCCCCATTACTCATTTTGATGCTTTTAACATATATAACCATTAGTTTTTTATTTTGTAAGAAGTAAGTAAAGAGTCGCGGTGCATAGTGTATGCTCCACTAATAAAGAGATGTGAAAAGATGCAGGTAATAACCTAAAGTATCGTAATCTAAAACGTAATCCGAATTAGTGAATGAAGTCTTGAGTAAACTCGCATGAGATAAAAGGTAATCTCTAATCGGGGTGTAACAAGGTCGAGTATAATCAAGTAAATCTTAGCTTGTGAATCAGGACACTGAGAACACTATTTATAAGCGATTAGCTCCCGTAAGGAGCCACCCAATCAAACCACAAAGAGGCTAAATAATGATAGTACAAAAAGAGATGGCAAAGTTTTTTATGGATCAGGTTATCGGTGATTACGATGGTCATATGGCTCCTATACCTAATAATCCAGTATTAAACAGTATAGCAACAGCTTACGGTATTAAATACCAACCAAAACAATTTGCTGAATTTTTGAGAGGTATCGCTGATGCTTTAGATGACCCATTTGTGAAAACTACAGTTATATAAAGAGGTAATTAATGCGCTGGTTTAATATAAAGCTTGAAATATTAACAAAGTGTAGTAAAATTTAAATCGCGGCTAGCTTGGATTAATTACCTAAGTGAAAGCCTAACGCCTTTGGTGGCCGCGCAACTTTTCTGAAAGGCGAATAATTAAAGGCGATCAAAATGTTGACCCAAGAACAAGTCAGAAAATTATTTAATTACAATTCAGAAACAGGCGTTTTGACCTGGAAAATAAGACCTGCAAATAACGTTCAAATTGGCGATACGGCAGGCTCTGACAATGGCGAAGAATATCTGCAAACAAAAATAAACAGAAGGCTCCACTATAATCACCGAATTTCCTATTTGTGGTATCACGGCTATCTCCCTGAGTTTATCGACCACAAAAATGGCATGTCAAACAAAATCGACAATCTCAGAGAATGTACGCAGTCGCAAAACCAATGCAACAGAAAATTAAATAGAAATAATACCAGTGGAATAAAAGGCGTGTCATGGAATAAGCTCGCTAAAAAATGGGTAGCTAAAGTTTATATTGACGGAAAGCAAAAACACCTAGGCTTTTTCACAGGATTATCAGATGCAGAATCAGCAGTAAAAGCCGCAAGAAAAAAGCACCATGGTGAGTTTGTAAATCATGGATAATAAAATTACAGACTCTTTGAGTTCGATAGATAATGAATAACGGATTTATAACATTACACAGAAAAATCCTGGAGTGGGAGTGGTATGACGATCTAAATACAGCTAGATTATTTATTCACTGCTTACTCAAAGCTAATCATAAAGACGGAAAATGGCGCGGCATTATCATTAAGAGGGGGTCGTTTTTAACGTCAACAAATACATTATCTAAAGAAACTAAGCTTTCAACTAGTCAAATTCGCACGGCAATAAAAAAGCTAAAATCGACAAACGAAATAACAAGCCAGTCGCAAGCTCAATACAGCGTCATTACTATGCTTGAGTATGATCGATACCAAACCAATGACAAACTAAATGACAAACCAATGACAAACCAATCACAAACCAATGACAAACCAATGACAACTAACAACAATGAAAACAATGAAAACAATGAAAACAATAAACCAAAAAAAGAAAAGATTCCCTACCAACATATTGTTGATTTATACAACGATATTTTAACAGACCTACCAAACGTTTTTGAATTAACCCCTAAGCGGAAAACAGGCATTAAAAAATTATACAATTTTAAGAAGGAACATAAAGATATTTCTTGGTGGAGAGATTATTTTACTTTCATAACCAAATCTAATTTTCTAATGGGTAGAGTTGAAATGAGTGGAAATCACGAAAACTGGAAATGTGATTTTGATTTTATTATCAACATCAATAAATTCGTCAATATAATCGAAGGTAAATACAAATGAGCAGATATACTTTAAGCAACACCAAACACAAAACCTACAAACACTTATTTCTTGTTTTAGATAACAACAAAAAAACAAAAGCGTTCGCATCTAAAGAAGTTTTGTTTAGCAACTCATGCGAGATACTAAAAGGCA